GACGCTGCTGGAGGTCAATGGGACAGACCTCAGCGACCACGTGGAATCGCTGACGTTCAACTACGGCAGCGAGATGCAGGACGAGACAGCGATGGGCGACGACACGCGCATCAATAAGGGCGGTCTGAAAACGTGGTCGCTCGATGTCAACTTCCATCAGGACTACTCGGCCTCGAACGTCGACGCGATATTCTTCCCGCTCGTCGGTACGACGGCCTGCTACGAGTGGCGACCGCAGAACATCTGCTCGACGGCAATCAATCCACGCTTCAGCGCCATTGGCGTGGTCGATTCGTATCAGCCGCAAGGAGGGTCGGTGGGGGCGTTGCTTGATGCTCCTGTGACGGTGCAGTCGGCGAGTGATGTGGCGCGAGCGATTACGGCGACGTGATCATCTCCGATGAAGGCGACTGGCAAGGCTGGCGTCTTGCGCTTCAGGTACCAGGTGGCCGTCCGACTCGGCGACTGGACGCTTGAACCGGTCCTGATCCTTCCACGTCACCAGCGGTATCACTTGCGCGGGTCAGTCGTGTCTCGGCACGAGCCGTGGTCATCCAGGTCGCCACTGGATGTCTACCTGGAGTTCGGTCCCAATACGTGGATCTGGAACGGTATCTCAATCGACACCGATGCGAGTGGTGTCCGTCTGTCGATTGAGTTACATGGACCGCCAACAATTGACAAAGGAGTGCCAGCCGCATGACTGCGAATCCGTGGGTCGTCGAACCTGAGGACGTCAAGATCGAACTCATCTGGACCGACCCCAGAGGAACGGCGCGTCCGTTCTGGATCAAGGCGAAGAAGTATCTCACCATCGGAGAGCAGCGTAGGATGCTCAAAAGCATCAGCCGAGTGACGACGCAGATCGGCCCGAAGAGTGGCGAACGTGCCTCTCCGGAGGCGCAGTTCGAGTGGACGGACTATAGCTTCGCTCGGTGCGTAGCCTACCTCCTCGACTGGTCGTTGACGAACGGGCAGGATAAACGCATGAGCCTGTCACGTGAGACGCTGGAATCGCTCCATCAGGATCTATTCGAGATCATCGATAACGCCCTCGACGAGCATGAGCGAGGTCAGGCCGACCAAAAAAAAGCGAAGCCTACCTCGCGCAAGCCGAAACAGACCTCGGACTGATGCGGCGCATGGGTTGGTCCTGGGGTGAGTATTGTGCGTTGCCAGAAGGGTACGTCGACCCACTGATTCAACTGCTCCGCAAGGAAGACAGAGAACGCCGACAGGCTGCACAGCGCAAGAGATAAGTCATGGCTGTCAACGTAGGGGCCATCGAAGCGACGGTCTCGCTTCGGGACAAGATGTCGGTCGCCCTGAAAAGGGTGTCGGGCAATCTTGGCAAGCTCGAAGGCGGCATGTCGAGGATGTCGACCTCTGCCAGCGGTTTGGGTCGATCCTTGACGATGGGACTCACCGCGCCACTGGTGGCGATTGGCGGCGGTGCTATCAAGGCAGCGATTGACTTCGAGACGTCATTCACTGGCGTCAGGAAGACGGTCGATGCCACGGAGGAGGAGTTCCAGGCGCTGTCGGATGCGTTCCGAAAAATGGCACGGGAGATCCCCATCAGCGTCAATGAGTTGAACCGCATTGGCGAGGCGGCTGGTCAGCTAGGGATCGAGAAGGAGAATATCGTCGACTTCACCAGGACGATGGCCGACCTCGGCGTGACGACCAATATGTCAGCCGATGACGCGGCGACAGCTCTGGCGCGATTCGCCAATATCACTGGCATGGCTCAGGACGACTTCGACAAGTTGGGGTCCGTGATTGTCGGACTTGGCAATAGCTTCGCGACGACGGAGGGCGAGATCGTCGAGATGGGCCTGCGACTCGCTGGCGCTGGCGCTCAGATCGGGATGACCCAGGCCGAGATCATGGGCATGGCAGCGGCCTTGAGTTCGGTAGGTATCCGAGCCGAGGCGGGTGGCACGGCCATGAGTCGCGTCATGATCGACATCGCCACGTCCGTCGCGAAGGGTGGCAAGCAGTTAGAACTCTACGGTGAGACGGCGGGCATGAGTGCGGAAGCGTTCGCGCGTCTCTTCAGTCGAGACTCGGCTGGCGCGATGGTCAAGTTCGTGCAAGGTCTCTCCGATGTAAGCGACGAAGGTGCAGCGGTCTTCACCGTCCTTGAAGACATGGGCCTCGCGAATATCCGCACGCGAGATGCGTTGCTCCGGTCTGCTGGTGCGGCTGAGATGTTCTCAGAGGCTATGGGGTCGTCGAACGACCTGTGGAACGAGAACGCCGCGCTCACTGACGAAGCGGAAAAACGATACGCCACGGTCGCCTCGCAGTTGCAACTCCTGTGGAACAGGATCAACGACGTCGCTGTCGAACTCGGCATGGAGTTGATGCCGATCTTCTCCGACATGGTTGACATGGTAAAGGGCTTCGTTCCCAGGCTGAAGGACATGATCCAGGGATTCAGGGAGATGAGTCCGCTGGCGAAGAAATTGTCCGTGTCGTTCGCGGCGATTGCGGCTGTTAGTGGTCCAGGGCTTGTCTTTCTGGGGTCTATCGGGTCGCTGGCGACGGGGATCATCGCGACGGCTGGAGCGGTCAAGGGGCTGGCTGTCAGTATCGGCCTCGCGCACCTCGCGTCGTTGGGGCTTGCTGGCCTTGGTCTCGGTGCCATTGTCGCGGGTGGGACAATCCTCTGGAAGAAACACGCCGCCCAAGTCAGGGAGACGGAGAGGCGGTATGGCCTCGCCGAAGGTTCCGTTAAGGCGTTCATCAATCCCTTCAGAAGCGTTGGCGAGATTGCGGCGGACATGGAGACGCCGCTAGGGAACGCCTCGGAACTGCTCTATGACCTAGAGGGGAATCTCGTCCTGAATGCGGCAGCGGTAAAGGCTCTGGAGGAGGGAACGGTCGAACTCAATGACTCGCAGAAGACAGCACTCGGCACGGGCGGGAGCCTCGTGGCTGTCATGGAGAGCCAGGCTGATGCTGTCGTTGAGGTCGAGGAGGCCACGGACAATCTCGTCACGACCATCAAGAAGTTGACGGAGGAGCAACAGAAGATTGTCGAGACGTGGGCGCGGGGTGCCATCCCTGCCGCCCTCGATTACATGGCTGCGCTGGAGGAGATTGGCGGCTTGTCGAAGTTGAGTGCAAAGGAGCAGTCCGATCTCAACACCTCGCTAGAGGCGGCGCTGGTCGATTACAGATTGCTCGGGCAAGAAGCTCCTGCGGCCATGCGTGCGATTGCTGCAGAGACACGTAAGGTGCTGGAGGCTACGCCGATAGACTTCCCGCTGCTACAACTTGGCGATGCGCGTGGAGGATGGAAGCGACAGGCCCAAGCGTTGCATGACGATCTTCAGGCGGGACTCGACAGCCGGGGCGGAATCGTCATCGATATCGTTGGCGGATTAGATGGCCCTGAGATGGTGACGACCGGCCAGAGGTTGGGTCAGCTATTCAAGCAGGGGTTCACGGGAATCATCGAGGGCATACCGCAGACGCTTGTCGATGCGTTCACAGGCGGAGGCGGTCTGATGGGCGCGTTCAAGGCCATCTCGTCGAGGGTGGGATCGTTCCTCGGCAAGACCTTGGGAGACTCCTTAGGGAAATCGTTGGCGGGTCTAGGGAAGAAGATCGGCGGGAAGATGGGCGGTCTGCTTGGCGGGATTGCTGGCATGGCTGGGCCATTCGGTGCGGCCATCGGTGCGCTTGCGGGTCCGCTCATCGGTGGACTGAAGAGGCTATTCGGCAAGCCGTCCGTCGCTGAGAGCGTTCGCAAGGCATCCGGAAAGATGTTCGGCAAGGGCATCTCCGAGGGTCTTTCAGAGGCTATCGAGGAGACGAGGGCCGACGTGGGGTCGGACTTTGGCGCGATGATGATGCACCTCTCTTCGATCATGGAGGAGCAGGGTGGCGTCATGGCGATGGGCCTGGACAAGGCCATCCGTGCCGTTCGAGACATCTTCTCCGCTGTCGAGCAGGGTGCTATCACGACCGAGCAAGCGGCGGAGACATTCGGCACGTCGTTCAGCATGATCGCCGATGCGTTGGTGGAGTCTGGTGACGTTGCGAGCGCGGAGTTCGTAGAACTCATCAGGCTGGCCGAGGCGTTCGGGACCACGGCCGAGACCATCAAGTTCGTCGGTGAGCAATCGAGGATTGCGTCGCAGGGACTCGCCGCCATGTTCGGTCCCACCATCGAAACCGCGACCGCCTTGAATAACGAGATCGAAGCCACTAGACAACGGCTTGATGGCCTCACGGAAGGGACAGACGCCTACAACGAGACCCAGGTTCAACTGAACAGCCTGCTCGACGAGCAGGCGGATCTCGCCGGGAAGAGTCAGGGAGAACTCGAAGACATCGGGCTGATTGCCGTCGCAAGTTTCCAGGCGGCACTCGCTGCCGGGATGAGTTTCACCGATGCGGTCAAGGCGAACGGCCCTGCCATCGATGCGGTGATCGAAGCGCAGGAGCAGCTAGGGATCACGACGGACGATGTGGCGCTGAGGGCGTTGGCGAATTTCCAGAAGCGCGTCTCGGAGAACTCGACCCTCGTCGCAGGTGTCGAAGCCTTGGACGACACGATGCTCGCCCTCTCACGCACCGGCGCACTGAATGCCGAGACGCTTGGCGCGATGGAGCGACAGGGCGTCCGCATGTACGAAGAATTGATCGCCAAGGGCTTCTCACAACGAGAGGCGATCATGATGATGGGGCCTGCCTTAAAAAGCATCGCCGACGCACACGCCGCACTCGGCATCCCGATCGACGAAACCACCCAGGCCCTCATCGATCAAGCGACCGAGGCGGGGACTCTTGAGACACAGCAGACCGACGGATGGGGCAGGATCGAGGCTGCCATCATGCTCGTTGTGGGTGAGATTCAGAACATGATCGGCGCACTCGGAGGTGCGAAGGACGCTGTCGACGACATTCCGAAGGAGGTCACCGTTAGAGGTAGGGTCAACTGGGAGACGGGGACCATCCCGACACCGCCGGGAGGTTTCGAGGCTGATATTCGGACGGGTCGTGGGTCTAGTAATCCACCACGAGGCCCGCACATGCAGCACGGCGGCATCGTGACGTCACCGACGACGGCCCTGATTGGGGAGGCTGGACCTGAGGCCGTTATCCCACTCGACCAGTTGAGCGATAGGGACCTCTTGGAAGAGTTGCAGGGTATCCGGTCAGACCTGCGGAACCTCCCTCTGATGCTGCGTGATGCGCTGATCTTGGCTCAATAGATGCCGACCGTCTCAGCGACCATCGTGATGCAGTGCGAACTCGCGGGCGCTGGTGGCGGGTGGACCGACATCACGGCCGACACGCGCATCGGTGTGCGTCCCCTGTCTATCGACTACGGGATCACCGGGTCAGGCCCGATCGACCGCGTGGCGTCTACGGGGATCATGGAGTGGGCGATGGACAACAGCTCATCGAACTCCGGAGGTGCGCAGGGTTACTACACGCCAGGACACGCGAACGCTCGTGCGGGGTGGGATATTGGCATCGCATGTCGATGCAAGCTGACGTTTGGCGCGACCGACTACTACAAGGGCGTCGGGACGCTCATCACGGTTGTCCCAGACGCGGGACAGTACCAGCGACAGGCGGTGATCTGCACGGCGGTCGATTGGATGGACGAGGCAGCACAGACTCGCATTCGCGGCATCGGCATCCAGACCAATCAGCGGTCCGACCAGATCATCAGCACCATCGTCACGAACTCTGTCACACGCCAACCGGCGGCGACGAGCTTTAATACTGGTCAGTCGACCTTCGCCATCGCGCTCGACAACATGAATGACACGCAGACGCCGGTCCTCTCGGCCCTTGCCGACACGACGATCTCCGAGCTTGGCTATCTCTACGTGAAGGGCGGCACCACTGGTGGGACGTTGAAGTTCGAGGACCGTCATGCGCGCCCGAAGTTTGGAGCGGCGGTGGGGTCGTTCGACGAGACGATGGTGAAGCTGAACGTGACGCGCTCTCGGGGCGACATCATCAACCGGGTCTATGTGATCGTGCATCCAAGGACGACAGCCTCAGGAGAGAGCGTCCTCTACGAACTGACGACGACCGATAGCGTGCCGAGCATCGAGGCGGGCGTCACGATTCAGATGACGGCTCCGTTCCGAGAGGCGTCCATCAAGAGCTATCGAGTCGCTGGCACGTCTGTCGTCACACCCGTCTCAGGGACCGATTGGATTGCCAACACAGCTTCAGACGGTTCGGGCAGCGTGATCACGTCTGATGTCGCTGTGACGCTCGCGACGACCGCCGCCAATGCGGTCACGTTTCAGATCGTGAATAACGGATTGGTCACGGCCTACCTCACCACGCTGCAAGTGCGCGGCACCGAGGTGGCGGACATCAGCGACACGGTGATGGGTGCAGCAGACTCTTCCTCGGCGACCACGTACGGGGAGCGCGACGCCCGCGTGGACATGAAGTACGAGTCGACCGCTGGTGAGTTCTCGGCGAACATCGCCCAATGGCTGCTCAATACCTACAAGGATCCACGCTACGTCATCAAGGAGATGACGATCATCGGGTCGTCGTCGACCTATCTGATGACTCAGGCCATTGCCAGAGAACCTGGAGACAAGATCACGCTCGCGGAGTCCATGACGGGCATCGCTGAGACAGGCGGATCAGGCGCTGAGATCGGATACTTCATCAACGGCTGTCGGTTCACCGTCAAGGCTGGTGGCCTCGTCAGCGTCACCTGGATTCTCTCACCAGCCGAGCAGCAGAACTTCTGGATACTCCAGCAGGTCGGCGCGAGCGAGCTTGGCATTAGCACGACATTGGGATTCGCCTGATGAATGATCACGACTGCATCCAGGGTCCGTTCGAGGGCATGATCCATGCTGGCGTGACCGACCTGAGCAGCTATCTCAACGCGCACCGAAAGGTCGTGGGTGAACGCGCAGAAGAAAGCGAAGACCAGAGACGGGCCTACGTCAATCACGGTCGATGGGTCGTTGATTGCTCGAAGTGCAAAGGGGCTGGACTGGCGAGTCGCGAGAAGAGGGTGTCCTGCTGTTTCGATTGCGGTCGAATTTATACGAGCGTGACCTTCCCTCGTAATGCCTCGAAGATCGAAGCCGCGCTGCTGAAGCGATCCGATCCGGCGACGAGGAACTGGACGACTGGCGAGACCATGAAGTCTCTAGACGCTGAGAATGAATCCCACGGGATTGAGTAATCAGAGGACTTGAAAATTGGCCTGGACTACGCCTCGCACCTGGGTGTCTGGAGAGCTTGTTACCGCCGCCATCATGAACTCGGCGGTGCGGGACAACCTCGCCATTCTGAAAACACCGATCAATGATTCCGGCGAGTTAGAGTTCACCGACGCTACAGAGCTAACAATTGCGGCAGGCGTGATCACGGTCACACAGAACTACCATAAGGTCGACACACAAAGCGATGCCGCGACCGATGACCTTGACACCATCACGGCTGGCACAGATGTGGCGGCAGGGTTCGTTCTCCACCTTCGCGTTGAGAGCGCGGCTCGAACGGTGGTCATCAAGGACGGCACGGGAGGGGCTGACAACCTCGACATCGGCACAGACGTGACGCTTGACGAGAGCTACAAAACCTACTCGCTTGTCTACGACGGGTCAAACTGGAGGCCGTGGACCTTTGCCGAGGCAGCAACGTCTCCAAACATCAACGAGGGTCGTCTCACATTGACCTCCGGCACAGCCGTCACGACCGCTGATGTAACTGGTGCTGGCACGGTGTATTTTGCCCTGGACCGTGGTGACAAGGTGTCCCTCTACGATGGTAGTGCTAAGTGGGAGGTTGTGACGTTTGCAGAAATGTCCATCGCCCTCTCAGGAGGCACCGCGTCAAGACCTAACGACATTTTCCTTGATTACAATGGCGGCTCTCCAGTCCTTACTATCCTGGCGTGGACGAACGACACGACACGGGCGACCGCGATAGTGAAACAAAACGGCGTGTGGTGTAAGACAGGAGACCTCCAGCAGCGTTACCTAGGCACAGTCTATTTAGA